TAACTGCCGCAATAGTTGGCGTTGCAAAATCCAACTGCCACTGATACAGCTTGCCATCAGCATTTGAGCAGGCAATCAGGTACTCGCCAAAGGTGTCTAAGCTCCAAGTCGTTGCCGGCGTAACGGAGCCTGTATCTGGACGCGCCACGCCATAGGCAAAGTTTCCATAGGTGGAGTAGCCATAGCCAGTCTTTGTGGCAGCATCAGCTATGCCTACTGTAAAACTTGTTGGCGTGATGTCTTTGAGCACGCCAGCCTCGTTCATTGCGTACAGCTTTGAATGCGTACCGGCAGCAATCCATCTGTCACCACTGTTATCGCGCCAAGTGAGTAAGCCTCGGCATGATCCTGTCATCTGACTAGATGATCGCTTGCGCCAGCCGCCAATGGGTCTGAGAGTGTTCTCAAACCAGCGTACCAAGTTGGCGTCAAACCATCTTCCAGCAGACTGATACTCAGTGCCGTTGCGGTATACGCCTGGTGGGATTTTGAGAGGTATGAGTGCCATGGCTTAATTATGCGGTTTCTGTAGACAAATTGGACATGAATGAAAGTGTGGCGATCACTGATGGCACTGCCGGTCTGGTGGGTGTGCTGCTGGCTGCAAAGTGCTCAATGCTGACCCCAACATCTGATGGCCGCCACATAATCTCCACATAGTCATTGGCCGACAGACTGACAAAGAAGTTAAGCGCGGCAATTAAGTGAGAGGGGTCGCCTCCTGATTTTCTTTGTGATAGATGAAATCTGCTGTTTGAATTGGCGATGTTTGTGCCGTTCTTACGAAACCATACATCCACATCTTGGCCGTCATTGGTGGTGTTCTTGAATTGGATACTGAATTGGATATCGTAGATGCCGGCCTGCGCCACATTGAGTCTTGACGAATTCGACAAGGTAACGCCATTGCTAAAGTCGGTAGTGTCAAAGGTGATGGCGTAGGCTGTGGTGGTGTTGGCCGCCGTCTGATCTGTGCCGTCTTGAAACGCCCCATATGGGTTGTTTATGTACTTGCCCCCACGCGGTCCGAGGATCGTTGCAAAGACTGCCGTTATCTTATTGAAGTAGACATTCAAGCCGCCAAATGATGTACCAAAGAAGCCTTGATCATAGGCAGGCGCAGGCGAGCCAAGGTTTGGCTGCGCCGGTGTAGTTATCTGCTGACCAAGGTTCAGTGCCAATTAAGCCACCAAGCCATTTAGGTAGGTCGTCTTGCCTGCGACTTTGGTGGCGGTCAGTGACTGAGATTTGAGGTTGGATGGTGAATATGAGCAATGCACCCACCCCGCATTTGGATCATCCCCGCCTGGCACCCAAAACTCTAATATCAATTGCGTGTATTTGAGATTGGCTTCAATCCACTCTGCCAGCTCGGGATTAGGTACGCCATCAATCTCAAAATCGCAGGCTTGGCCCTTGCAATGATCTGAGGTGGCCGATCCTCCGGCTGCCTGATTCAAAGCACTACACCTGAACCCAGAGGATATTTTCACTGGTTTGCCAAAGTGATCTCTGACAGGTTGCAGGATGTTTTCGCAAAGCAAACGCAATGACTCTATTTGTTCTTGATTTGGCGTGTTGTCAATGTCCAAGCGAATTGCAGTCTCAGACTTCATCAATTCATTCAAAGTGAAATTCGCGGATAACTTCATTTCATGGTCCTCATGGTTTCGTAAGTTTGGATGCAGGCGTTGAGCTTGCGGATGGCGGTGTCTCCTTCGGCTGTGATGGAGACAAGATCATCAGCAGTCTTTCTGTCAAGTTCGGCTGATGCTTCTCCGCTGTTATTTCCAGCGGCAATGGAGGAATCACTGGTGGCTGATAAGGCGCACTCGGCGGCTTTGACAGGGATGAACAGCCTGCGCTCGCCACTAGCAATATCAGCACGCAACTTGTCTTCTTTAGCCTTTGCAACATTGTTTGCCTTTCGTAATGTCTGCCCATAAGTCTGCGCCACTTGTACCATCGCCTGCTCAGTCTCCCTCGCCTTGGCATTCAGCGCGGCAATCTCAATCTGCTGGCGCGTGTACTCGTCATGCTCACCCTTGAAGTATCCACCGCCAAATGATGACAGCACCGCCATGACGATGCCGAGGATCACCCAAGGATTAAACAGGCTCATGGCTTGGGTGGCTCATCATTGTCAATTGCTTCAGCCTTGGCGCTGGCACTGGCTATTGCTTTGACACCAGACCGGCCAGCTACACCGCCAAGCACTCCAGTGATGAAAACCATTATTGTTGAAATCTGCTGGGTGTACACCTTATCAATGGCCGCCATTGATCCATTCATCGGCTGCTGGACAAAGCTCACCGAGTACAGAAACATACCCATGGAGGCCAGCAGAATGCTGACAAGCACAACAATGACAAATGCCCAAACTCGGACTTCGATCTCGTCAGCAGTTAATCGGTTGTTTGTTTTGTATCCAATGGTAGGCATTACTTTTTCTCCTCTGGTTTAACTAGCAACTCAGGACAAGTCCCTGCTGCTGTACAAATTGGCGGCTTGCATTCCGCATTTTGCCAATTCATTGGGTCTTGGCATTTATATCTGTAACGATCATCGCAGCCAGTCAGCAAGCCGCAGAGGATGCCAACGCAAACAGTCAGCGCCAACATTGAAAGTTCATGTCTTGTCATTTTTGCGTTTCTCCTGTTCAATCTGCTTTTTCAATTTCTCTAACTTCTGAATTTGCTCTGTAACCTCATGCTTTACAACAAGCACATCGACATAAAGAATTGCAGCCATCGGCAGTAAGAAAACTATCAACAAACAACAGGCCAGCCACCCCATCACGCTCTCCCAGTCTTGCTCAAGAGGCTTAGTATTAGCCACAGGTACAGGAGGAAAAGAATACTCGCTACTAGGTACGCTTGCTTTTCGTTTGTAAGGCGCTCCCTTTCCTTGCGTAGCCATTGGTCTGCATCTCTTTTCTTTCTAGCTTTTTCCTGCTCTCCAGCAATAATGTCCCTCATCGAAAACACTTCTGAGTACAGAGCACCCATCTCTGCTGGGGCTTGAAAAACCATGCACTCTCTTATCTGTACAACCAACAAATCAAATTCTTGCTGGGCCATCACACGCTTGAGCGCGGCCTCCATCAAGTTCTGATCTGGGTCGTAGACACTCCTGCTTTTTTCTTCCTCTTCCCTTATATGTTCTGCCAACTGCTCTTGTAGCTTAAAAAACTCTGTCAAGTGTTTGACAATGTCAATCTTGACCTGAGTCTCGTCAACAGCTACATATGCAGCCTTTTTTCGCGTCTGCTGGACAGCTTGTTTGGCCGCTGGCTTTGATCCAAAGAGCTTGCTCCAAAATCCTCTGACCTCGTTGGCAACACCAACAGCTTCGTCAATAGTGGACTTGACCTCCATGAAAGATTCTTTGCATTGCTTATACAAAGCAGTGCCTTGCTGGATTGCACTAACACAGGCTCTTGCTGCCAGGAGGAGACTAATGGGGTCCACATCGTTACATCCCCAACAGCTTCTTCACAATGTCGGCGGCCACGCCTGGTCCAAACAGGATGGCGGCAATGACGATATAGAGCTGAATCTCAATCTTCTGCATCCTGCCCTTGCCACTCTCCAGCTTCTCTTCGATGGATTTATATCTCTCATCGCAGATCGCCTGATGGACGGCAAACTCCTTCTCAATGGAATCGCTCACCAAGGCATCCCTGTTGCAGTTGTTGGGTTCTTCTTAGCTTCAATCTGTGAAGCAAGTGAAGACTCAATTACTTCCTCATCTAGCTTGTCTTTTACCCACTCAATGACTTGAGCCTTGGTCAAAGATGCGTAGGGGGTTGTTGGCGTACCAGCTTCAAAGCTGACAGTGCCGTAGGTGGATGCAGAGAATTCACCATCTACTTTTGTGACGTTGTAATGCACTGTCGTTACAAAGTTGTCAGAGGTGTTGCGGTCAAGTTGGTTGATTGTGTAAGTTGTGGTCATTTGTTCTCCAGTGCAGTGATACGGGCGGTGAGTTGGGTGATAAGGGCTTGTTGTTCTTGGATGGCGGCAATTAAAAGAGGAGTTAACTTGCCGTAGTCAACAGACCACGGGTTTGTGTTTTCATTATCACCACCAACTCCAACTACAAACGGATACACCTCATGCACTTCTTGTGCAATCAAACCCGAGGAAGAAATAAACGTGTCTTCACCACGGCGCATATCAAACGTGCAAGGATTTAACGCCAAAACAGATTGCAAGCCATTTTGCATTGGCTGAACATTGGTTTTTAACCTTGCATCAGAAGATGATGCGTATTGCATTGTTCCAGCAAGGTCATAAATACGGCCTGTTTCTACGTTGCTGTCAGTTACAAACTGAATGTATGCGCCCGCTGTGGTTGACTCATGTCGGAATACACCCGCATAAACTGATGTTGTGGTTGTGTTAGCTAACGCTTTAAACGCTGGATTTGTTGCATCACCATTTACATACATTCTTGCTGTGCCAGCACCCGCAGTCGTAGTCCCCACCAGCAAGTTACCGCTGGAGTCGATACGGGCTCGTTCTGTTGAACCTGTCATAAAGTAAATAAAGTCAGAACCAGCGGAATAATAAGTGCCGACACCTGTTTGTGCTGCTCCTGTGGATATCATCACGCCGGCACTATCAGACCTAAAAAACAAACTGCGTGTTGTCCCCGAAATCTTTACAAGCTCACCATCACTTGACGATACATTCAGCTTTGCCGCTGGCGAAGTAGTACCAATCCCCACATTACCGCTGGAGTCGATTGCAAGTCTTGTTGCACTTGCTGTTACATCAGCAATTTCAAATATTGAAGAAGTTTGAATAATGTTTTGACCTACACCCCAACTGCGGTTTGTAGAAATATATCGTGTTTCAACATTGGTATTACCAGCCGCTAATGTTGATTGAACAGTGGCAATAGCTGCACCAGTAGAATTAACATGAAGTCTTGTGGTAGGACTTGTAGTACCAACACCCAAATTCCCACTAGCATCAAGCGTCATTGCTTGGGTGAAAGTTATGGTGTTACCCGCTGTGCCTGATGCTGTTGATGAATACCATTCATGCTGTGCGCCTGTCATACGATAACGACTAGCGGAGCCTGTACCTTTGAAAAGGAAATTGGTGTTGTTGAAATATGAGTTGTTTAGGACTTGGGTTTGAGTAGCAGTGCCGGGATTCCAAATGGATGAACCAAGGCCAATATCCATTGCAATTTGACCAGAACCCCAAGCACTAGGAGTAACACCCAAGCCCAAGTTACCGGCACTATCAATCCTTGCGGCCTCTACACCGCCTTCAGAGAAAGCAATGGTGTCAGCGGCAGGGAAGAAGATACCTGTGTTGGTGTCGCCATCGTTGGTGATAGATGGTGCAGCGGCAGAACCATCTGCAAATTCAATAACTGTTGCAGAGCCAGTGACACTCAATGTGCCGGCAACGCTCAATGTCTTACCCGAGCCTACATTCAAGCCAACTGATGTGCCAGTGCCAGCAGCAGCAAAGATTGCGTCCACCAAATCTAGGTCCGTATTTACCTTATTTCCCCAAGTGTCCGTTGAGGCTCCTACCTCTGGCTTTGTCAGTAATAGGTTGGTGGTTGTGGAATCTGCCATGCTGAAAACTCCTATGCGGCCTCTTGCCAAGTTACTGAATTGTCTGCTAAATCAGACCAACTTTCTGATGTGTCTGAAACTGATGACCAGCTCTCTGATGTATCTGCAACTGGTGTCCAACTCTCTGATGTATCTGCCTCGGGCGTCCATGTCTCTGATGTGTCAGGGATAGCACCCCATCCATACCCAATGATGATGCCAACAGCACAAATTGACTGAACGCCAGTTATTGCAATTTCAATGGTCAATCCGACAGAATCAACAGCGCCTGTACCCTCAACGCCAGTTATTGCTTGGAACGATATGACCTCTGCGCCCATAGTGCCAACAGCACCAGTAGACGCATTGCCAGTGATGGCCGCTGCGCTTGTAACTCCAACACTGCCAATGTCAAGCGTTGACGTATTGCCTGATATATCAACGGCAGCAGACTGAGTGACACTGCCAACAGCCAGGCTTGACGCATTGCCTGTAACTGCATTGGTTGATTCTGTTAAAACCGATCCAACAGCGCAAGTGGCTGCATTGCCTGTGATGGCAACAGATACAGTTAATCCGACTGTGCCGACATTGCCGGTGGCAATAGTGCCATCTTCTTGGATTGATCTGTCAGCCAGCAGCGTGCCAACAGCGCTAGTAGACGCATTGCCGCTGATGACGACATTGCCTATGCCGTAGACGCCTAGACCATAGTAGCCTGTTCCATAAGCAGCCATGCCGCTGCCCCTTAATTAAGCCAGCCTGATCAGGCCAGTGCTTGCATCATTGGTCGGCATGGTCAGAGTAAATGTGCCAGCAGTCACAGTCTGACTGCCGAATGTATGCACGCTGACTGCCTTGTTTGACTGAGTCGAGTTATAGATCAGGACCGCGTCAAAGGCTGTAGATAAGGTCACAGCAGAGTAACTGATGCTGGCGCTAGGGGTCACAAACGCTGTAGTGCCACTGGTGCTTGGCGCAGTGCCAAAGGTCACTGTAACGCCGCCTGCCGTGTAGCCTGTGCCTGACACCTCGTTTGTGGCGCTGTAGGCGGTGGTTGTCGCATTGACAGTGGCAGAGGCCAAGTACAGGGCAGCCTTGAAAGTGTCGGCGGCAGTCGAGCCGCGAGTGACGCCAACGCCAAAGTTATGGTGGCCGACAAGCAGCTCACCTTTAAAACTGGTACAGAGGGCTTGCGTGTTCGCCATGATTTATCCCTTAAATTTGTTGACTGATGCCATCAGCAAAGACACCGCGCTTGAGCGCCATATTGACAGATCGATGCACCAACTCACCAGCAAGCCAATACTCTACCCAGCTCGTTGTCTCGGTATCGG